GGTGGTGAGGGTGTTCCTAGTGCCACTATTGAGAATGTAGCCGAATTAAGAGAAGTAGACACCCTATCTATTCAGAATGCTTATGTCATTAGCACAGCTACTGCGGGAGATGGTGGCCAAGGTCATTTCTATTTTGATGAAAATTCTACCGAATCAGACAACGGTGTAGATGTTATTGAACCTACTGTTGGTGGCGGACGATGGTTATTGCAAAATAACGCTCACAACTCATTTATGTATGAAATAGCCTCAGGTACTACAGACGCCATTACTATTGACCCTTCGCCAAATATTAGTAGCCTAGATAATACCAGAGTCTTTTTTGTTCAAAGTTTAGGTTTAAATACGCTTGTAGCGCCTACTTTTCAGGTGGGCACAAGTACACAGTTAACATTAGTGAGAGATTCTTCAACCGCTTTAGAGGTGGGTGATACTGGTAACGCTGGTTATACAATGATTATCAAGCTATCTGATGATGATAGTGAGTATATCCTTTTAAACCCTTTCAATATCCGAAGCGATGATATTCAATATATCAATAATACAATACCGGGCGCTGCTATTGTCACAGGTTCTATAACCGCCCTCCAAATGGATACTAATTCAGTCAACACTGATGAGCTTGTGGCTAATTCAGCCACTAACGTTATATTAGCTGATATGGCTCAAGACACTATTAAAGGCCGAATTACATCGAGTACTGGCGAACCTGAAGACTTAACACCACCTCAAGGCCGAACAGTTTTAGGATTAGGTAATTTATCTATTCAGGATACTGTTAACCAATCAACTATTGATGCTGCCTCTGTGGGGCAAGCTCAATTAAGAACCACTACAGGGGCATATTCTTTTGTTCTTTCTACATCAAGTTTAGGAGATCTTGATTCGGCTAGGAGTTTGGTAGCCCCTGGCCAATACGGATTTTATCCACAAATAGGGCTTTCTTGTGCGGCTACTGGTTCACTAAGCCAAAAGGTGGGAATTGGTCTTTTACATGATGATGACATTGGTAATTTAAGCAGTATTACAGAAGCTACATATATAAGCGGTTCCGCTCAACAAATATCAGGCGGCCCGGGTACAGTAATAACAACCGTAACAGCCACACAAAGATATATATCAGCATCGCCACCTTATAATATTGGTGATGGTGATATAGCCAATTTTACCTATCTTGTTTACGATAAAAATAATCAATTAGTAGCGTCTTATGTGGCCGATACACCGCCTTGGGCATATAACGGACCAACTAATATAATGCCGGATCTCGTAAAAAGAAATGAGGTTAACAATGAGTTAATTAAGCTAAAAAAGCAGTACAAGAAAATTGTTTTGCCACCTTGGCGCGGTGGTAACGAGGACGAATGGAACGACTGGAATGCTAATAAAGAATTCGAGTTTGTAGAAATCGACCACGAAATGAAAAATAGAGATATGGATTTAATACCTCACCCTTACCCAAATCTAAGAGAGGGAGACTACGTTGTTTTAGTGGAGCCTTGCTGTGATATAACAGATAAGTTCAAAGATTTGCATGAAGACGGCGAAAGTATCTACAATATAATTAAAGACGGTTATATTGAATTGAAGGAAGAGGTTAACTGCTGCAAGCCCAATGGTGTCAAGGTCATGCGTCCAAAGTGGAAATAACGAATATAAAATATCGACGTAGAAGCATAAAAATATGAGCTTATTATCAATATTCAAAGCCCCCGAAACGATAGACAAAGCCCTTGGCGCAGTTATAAGCGCAGGGGATGCTTTGGTCTATACGGAAGAAGAAAAGGCCGAGATGAGGATTAAGATAGCCGACATACACCTAAAGCACATACAAGCTACGGCAGGCGAGAACAACCACACCTCAATAGCTCGCAGATGGTTTGCAATGGTGGTCACGGCTCCGTTTATATTTCTAACTCTAGGTAGTGCAATATTTGAGGCTTTCGGGAAAACTGAAATAGCCGAGCATTGGCAAGCCTTGGCCATGACAGATTATTCTAACTTAGTTCTCATGGTCGGCGTGTTCTACCTCGGGACACACGCAGCCAAAGCATTTAAAAGTTAAGTACGAAACTGATAGGCATACCGCTAGCGATACACCCATGCATATGATTAAGTTAGTTAGCATCTATTTTTATTAACTCCGTGTGCGGATAATGCCAAGCAAGTCTATAAAGATACTCAAAGCCCTTTGCAGGCTTTGGATATGCTTCTACTACACCCCAAATCCCTATACTAGAAATTATCAGAGTTTTACCCGTTACTTTGCACAACACCTCTTCACCAATTTTGAAGTTAACCTTTTTATATTTTAACTCGCTTAGCTTTATAGCCTCTTTTGATTCCCTGTTAATTTTCCTATTAACAAAAAATACGTCAACCGGAACTATGCTAGCAATAGCGGCTATAAATAAAATAGCTGTAATATCCATCATTTCCCCTTAATCGCATTATTATAATTTATACGCCACTGATTGAGCGCCTTATTCTTTTTACGTGCTACCTTCTTCTTGCGTCTATGCATTAATCTACAATCTCGATATGCGGCCAATCCATAAACGACTGATCAGTTATATCCCCGTCATTATCCCAGTCACAACCGCACCGCAATGTATAACCTTTAGTGTGGGCAATTCCGCGAACGATTCCGATAAGATGAGCAAAGCGCTCAATGTTATTCCAGTCAATCGGATATGGAGCAATATCGACCGCTTTAGATGGCATTTCGTTATGATTAGAATCAGGAAACTTTAATTTGCTTCTACCTTCGTGGAATGCCTTATTCTGCTCGCTCTCGCCTCTGTGGCCGCATAATACAGTGAAGTCGATAACCTTTATAGCTTCGTCTAAAACCTCCTGTAATCGCCTGTCACAGCTTAATAGGTTGTTCTTTGATCTTGTTCCAAATTTATACATTTACTCACCCTCTAATTAATTTAAACCTTTAGCGAGACCTACGCAGAAGGTAGAAAACCATCCCAGAACCATAACCATCATTAGCGGAAAATCCCACCAATATATAAATGGGTTAGGCCCAAACGGGATAACCTCAAATGCTAGATAGAACATCGCAAACATTGTTGCAACCGGTAATAATAGCCATATACTATTTTTCATTCTTATACCCCTTAATTAACATTTAGTTTTACCGCTAAAGCCCTCAGTTAAGAAGGCTAAAGGGGCGTTGGGAGGACGCTAAGTCGTTGATTTAAAAAGGAATATCGTCGTCAAAGTCATCAAAGTTATTAGCCGGTGCTGCCTGCTGCTGTCCCTGATTAGCATTGTCATAATTAGGATTGTAATTAGACTGCTGGCCATTATTTTGATTATTTTGCTGTTGCGGTGCTGCTTGCTGGCCTTGGTTATCGCCTTTGCTATCCAAAAACTGGAACTGGTCGCCGCGTATTTCTGTGGTGTATCGGTCGTTACCGTCTTTATCTTGCCACTTTCGAGTTTGCAAGCTTCCCTCAATATAGAGCTTTGAACCCTTTTTGGTATATTCGCCGATAATCTCAGCCGGTTTTCTGAAAAATACCACACGATGCCACTCGGTACGCTCTTGAGGTTGGCCGGTGCTCTTATCCTTCCATGATTCACTTGTTGCTATTGATAGGTTACAAACCGCATCACCATTAGTTAAGAACTTTATTTCTGGATCATTGCCCAAATTTCCTATTAAAATTACTTTGTTTACGCCTTTACTAGCCATTCTATTTATTCCTATTAATATTTAATTGATACGTTTTTGATCTTACCGTTGCTTATAGCCAAAACTATCTCTTTAGCCTTTTCTTCATCGTATTACCCCTATTGGTTTATGTAATTAGTTTCGTTAATTGTTTGTCTTATATCACTAACTAGCTTTTTAAATTCTGCTATTCGGAAATCGATCTTTTTAAATTCTTCGGATAGTTCTTCTTTTCTTATGCGCCATACAAAAAGTTTCTTTCCTATCGGAAACTCTTGACAGTAGCTAATAAAGTCTAGCCAATCACGGCTTGTGAATTTCAGATTGCCGATACACTGCCACTTATAAGCGGGGTCTAAACCCCCGCGCTTAATGTTTGCATAGTGAATATTTGCTATCACCGATTTAATTTCAATAACTCCGCTATCTGACACAAGGCCATCGGGCGAACACCCGACAAAATCAGAGCTAAAAAACCCGCCGTTAGTCACATCACAAAAAGTCTCGTTTTCGTAAAGCATTCTAGCTAGCGGCTCCTGTTGGTGGCCTCTATCCATGTGTTCATTGGAAAAACTATTGCTTAGCACTTCAGCGCCTAATTGCTGGGCCGCTATGGTCGCTGCTAGCTTCTTTGCAGGTTCGCCAAAGGCTTTGCCATAGTTCGCCATAATCTTTCCTAGATTAGAGCTGGTGAGCTTACCGCCTCGCATATCAAACCAGAGGTCCGAATTTTGTTCTATATCGTGAAACTCAAACATTAGCACACTCTTTAGCTATTTGAATTTGGTTCTCTTCGGATATATCAGCCCGTTTAAGTACTGCGTTAAAATTTCCATCTCTCTTGTAAGCGTTTTTAGCGTTATCCCACATGACCTTGTTTTCTGGTGTTACCTCTGCCCTTTTAATAACTGGAGGGTTTGGGTTAATTCTCACACCCCCTGTCACCTCGCCGCCAAAAGATGCGGTAGGGTCGATATATAATTGAATAGTCAGGTTAGCCCAATGCTCTAGGAATGGCGTACCCCCTGCTAGCTTCTTCACAATTTTAGAGTTTCCAGCATTCAGCACTAAAGGTTTAATAGGCTCATTAAAATATGCTATATTGTGATCGCCTTTCCTTCCTGCTACTTTTGCGCCTATCTCCTGTTTTACTTGCTTAATGGTAAATATCAAAGAGCTACCTTGCTCGGTCAAGTCTTCTAAATCAGCAACGCCCAAATGATCAGACTTAAATACTTTTCTATAGTGCGTTTTGTTTTGTTCCGTCATTGCTAGCTCTCCTTAATTTCTTTAGCTTTTAAGCTAATAAGATCGGTAAAGTAATCGTTAGTTTTCCCGATAATGATGTCGATAGCGTTATCAATCGCCTCGTCAAAAAAGCTACCAGCCAGCCAAGTTATAGCATCCTCAAAACTATCGAGCTTAACTATATCTCGAAACTCGCTAATAACACTTTCCTTAATCTCATCCAAATCAATGTCTTTTTGACTAAGCTCTTGTGAGTCTAAATATTCGTTTAACTGATTGTTTCGTGCGTTCTCTAAAGCTTTTTCGTTGTCCATTTTGTACCCCTTATTTGTTTTCTCAATGATTCTTATTCTACATAGTATTTTCACTATTGCAATACTTTGTTTGCAAATAAGCAAAAAAGGTGTTAGCATTGTATAAACAATGAGGGGATATTATGCAAAAGGGTACGCTTTACAGTATGCAAGAATTCAAAGATAAGCACATGAGAGATGGCGAGGGTATATTTAAATTCATTGAACGTATGTTTGGTGGCGTGAATAAATCAGCACATCAAATATACAGAGATTTAAATAAATCTAATGTGAGGGTGTTTACATCCGGTAAAGATATTAAAGTTTTATTAGAGCCTAAAAAGGGGTAGATATGAATAATTTAGATATGTTTGAGAAAGAAAAAAAATTAGAATTTATAACTGTTGAAAGTGTTATAGGTTCTGGGTATGAAGAGGATGTTTCTAAGCTTGCTATCGAGGATAAGATAGCTTATAGGGCGGCTCGTAAAAACATGCAAATACACTCCGCTATTATTCTTAAGATAAATGATAATTTTGCAGGTTTTTTTACCTTTGAGATAAATCACGATGCTAAAGAATACTGCTTATTACAGTCGGCCATTTATCCGGAGTATGTTGATGTATCAATATATTCACAAATGGTAGGTAAGATTATTGAGGGTAATACTTTTGGCTACCCTATGATAATGACTGTTTCAAAGAAGCATAAGCTAGAAAAACCTTCGGTATTTAAAAATTTAGGCTTTAAGGTGAATATTGACAAAGGTGACTTTTCTTATATGTATTATGGCGATGAGCACCAAGTTAGAACAAAGCTTCTGGCTCATACTGCAATGACAAACATTTGGAAATCGACTAGCGGCTTATGGCTTAGAAATAAACGCGCATGGAATGTCATGATAGAAGAGGCAGGAGAAAAGAATAACATAGATAACCCTAAATATGCTTCTCGTGAGGGGTGCTGGCAAGGCTCAAAGGGCTTTTCTAATGTTGTCCTGTCAAAGAATGTTATTAAAGAGGGTAAAGTTGTACATGATAATAAGAAGTCTCTAAACGGGAATGCCTCAGTGTTAGACCCTACCGCATGTGAGGTTATTGCAAACCTATGTATGCCTGAAGGCGGTTCACGTGTTTATAATCCTTTTGGGGGGGGGGTTCAAATGGGGTTTGTTTCGGGGGCACTTGGATACGAATATATTTCTTCAGAAATAAGGCAAAACCAATGTGATGCTAATAACGCTATTTGCAGTGATTATAATGCTAAATGGATTAAGTCAGATAGCTCAACTTATGAGCCTGAAGGTAAATTTGACCTTTGTTTTAGCTGCCCGCCTTATTACCGAGTAGAAAAATATATTGATTATGATGGTACTTCACCAGAAGGAGAAATTAACTCATTACCATCTTATGAAATTTTTAGAGATACGTTATTTGCTGGTTATAAAAAAGCCATTGAATCACTAAATGATAATTGTTTTTTTGTTGTTATGACGGGTGATAGCAGACACCCAGATGGACATTACTTTGGTGTAGAGGCTGAGCATGAATTGTGGTTTAGGGATCATGGGCTACATATTTATAATAAAATAGTTTTTCTAGAGTCTGAATTTACTAGATTCTCACAAGCTAAAAAAACACTTCATAGTAGAAAATGGCCTAAAGCAGATCAAAAAATATATATGTTCTATAAGGGTGATATGAAGAAAATAAAAGAGCTTTACCCAAATATAGGTCGATTGTAGTGAGAGAGTATTCTAGCCGTATTACATTAAATAAAAATGGGAGAGGGGTTTGGTCGATAGACCCCTCTATCGGTTGCAAGTCTGGAATGGATAACAATGAAAGGGGGTGTTATGGCGATTGCTATGCTTTTAATGCTGCTAATAGGTATGGTTACGACTTTGGAAAAACAGTTTTAAGACACTTTGATTCTGAATCACACCTAAGCGAAATAAAGGCAAAAATAAAAACTATAAAAATGCCATTTATAAGAATGGGAACTATGGGCGACCCCTCTGAAGATTGGAGCCACACTTTAGATATTTGTGAAAGCCTGCAATATTCAGACCAATGGGAGCTAATACCCACACAGCCTAAAGAGATAGTGATAATTACTAAGCATTGGAGTAATTTAACATTACAGCAAAAGGTAAGGTTAAAAAAGCTTAAAGTATGTATAAATACTTCAGTTTCAGCTCTTGATAATTCTGAACTGCTTAAAAACTCATTAGAGCAGTATGAAAAATTAAAAGGTATTTGTAGGTCGGTTTTAAGGATTGTTTCTTGTGATTTTAATACATCAAATCCTGAAGGGTATAGGTATAAAGTTATACAAGATGAAATTTTCAAAACACAACCTATTATAGATACGGTTTTTAGACCAACAAAAAGAAATAGCTTGGTAGTTAGTGGCGTAATAAATACTAGGAAAAAAAGGTTTTTAAAATCAAAACAACTTATATCGAAAGTTAACAAACAGACATATTTAGGCAAGTGTGATAACTGCAAAGAAATGTGCGGAGTTAATTATGGATAACATAGACCAAAACAAAGTTGTAAATACGATATGAAAGCAGTATTTATTAAAAAACCCAACGGCTTAGCGCCTAGTGATGACAGCTCAAGGGGTATGCTAGACAAGATACCTAATGGCTCTCTAATAAAAGTATCATGGCAGAACGGGCGCACAATCAATCAGAACGCACTATCTCACATGTGGTACACAGACATAGCTAAGCACTTTAAAGACCGAGGCAAGACTCATTTTGACTCAGGCGACAAGATGAACGATAGCAATATG